CCGCTTACACACCTGACCAGCTTGGCGTCCCTACGGATCGTTAAGTTCTGTAACTGGCACACTTGCCAACTACTTGGTCCTGTGTAACACTACTGTGCAGGAGGCGAGAGCTTCCTGCCTTAATCCTCTACTACATAACATGATTACCCACACTAAACTGGCCAACGAAAATCTCAGCCCCTGGTACTTTGCTGTTCGTTACGCCTCCTTGGTGTTTCAGCAGCGCATCAATGACCTGGAGCAGCTCGGCCTCAACTGCACTTACGACCATCACAGCCTCAAAAATCTCCAGGAACTGGAGCAGTTCCTAAAGATGTCCTGGGACACCTACATGGATAGTTTGGAAATTTCCACCACCCAGGAGGCAGTCAAGTGAATCCCGATGTCCTTGAAATCTATGACGTTACCTTTACTCCTGACAGCGTATGCGTCGTGCAAGCTATTGTCGAAGACGCTGCCATCTCCAGTCCTCAAACCCAAGATGATCCAGAGGAGTACTGTCCTGCCTTGTGCAGAGGCTCCTTCTACTTTTCTGAAGAGGACGTAATCCCAGCTACCGATGAAGGACTCAGACGCCTGTTCGCAGAACGCATTGACAACTGGGAACTGGTGGACACGTCGGATTGGGACGTCTAACGCCAGAGATCTTAGAAACTCTGACGATTATGACGACTGGGAATATGGCACTGAGCCAATTCCATCCGACACAAGCTGGGTCAGACCTACAACCCTTACCCAGCTTTTTCACAAGATCATTGCCAAGCTCGAACTTGCTGATACTGTGGATAGCCAGAAGCTGGCCAGGCTGGTGATCCAGGAAATCCTCAGCCTGCCGACTTCAACTCTGTTAGACCTCAAAGCCCAGGATCCAAGTTTCAATGACCCAAACGCCGACTAACGCCCCTTTCTTCAGATCGTTCTTGCTTGGCAAGACCTTCTCACTGGAGGACATCAAAGACATCTCTGATGTGGATCTGGAGACGCTAAACATCGAAACACTTACTGCTCTAAATGATGCCCGCCATGAGTATTCCAATCTTGATGATCGCCAATCAAAAGAGGGAGGACAGATTTTCTACCGTATGAAAGTGGCAAGCTACTTCCAGTCTGCAATCCAGATCGAGAAGAACAGCCCTTAGCTACTTCTCGTTAACGTACCAACCAACTTTTTTGACATGATCACTCTTCTTTCTGACCGCGAAGTGCATCAGCTCACGTCTTACGTGACTGAAATTGCAACTGCCATGGACAACATCACTTTTATTATTGGTGGTGCCCAAACTGTTACATGGGATCAACCCACAGTTACTAAGTCTGTTCTGGCTCCAGCAGACACTGCTCCAGTGAAGTCTCAACCTAAGACTCGTAAGTCCAAGCGCCATGCAAGGGCTTCACTGACTGTTAGCAAGGTGATAGAAATCAAGCGGCGTCTTGCTGCTGGCGAAAAAGCTGGCGCGATCTGCCGCGATTACAAGGTGCATGTCACCACCATCAATTCCATCAAATACGGTAAGACCTGGAACCACGTTCAACTCCAGCAAACTGCCGCATGATTCTCTGTGATACAGAGATCCGGGCCCTGTGCGAACAGGGCCTTGTGACTCCCTACGATCCAGCCCTTGTGAATCCAGCCAGTCTCGATGTGAGACTCGGTTGCGACTTACTGGTTGAGGTGGCCGAATGGTCCACCATGATTCCGGTTGACATCACCTGGCACACTCAGTCAGAACCTTTTTACTTACAGCCCCACGAATTTGTGTTGGCTTGTACGGAGGAAACGTTCTACCTGCCTACGAATATCGCAGGGCAATTCGCCCTTAAGAGTTCCAGGGCAAGATCAGGCATTGAGCATTTGATGGCTGGTTATTGTGATCCTGGCTGGAGTGGATCCAAGCTTACGTTGGAGTTACAAAATGCACGTTCTATGCACCCTGTTGCTATTTGGCCTGGGATGCGTATTGGGCAGATTGTATTTCATCGCATGTCACAAACTCCAGCTCAAGATTATTCAGTTACTGGCTCCTACAACAACGACCCAACCGTTACTGCCTCCAAAACATGAACGACATTCAGGCAACACTTGATGAACGTGGATCACGTTACGGTGATTTCATGGGCCACGCTGAAATAACGTGTGAGCTTAAAGGGACTATTGCTCAATACGCAATAACACGCGGCAAAAAGCTGGAGGTAGATCAGCAGGAAGCACTGGATATGATCTGCCACAAAATTGGGCGGATCCTAAATGGTGATCCAGACTATGCAGACTCATGGCATGACATTGCTGGCTATGCACAACTTGTTGCTAATCGTCTGAATAGTGAATTGTCCTGATTGCAAGTCTGAAAATCGAAGATTGTTGGAAAGTCGTTTAACTGTTCGCGGTAAACGGCGTAGGCGTTTTGAGTGTGAAGTGTGTAAGTATCGCTGGACAGTGTTTAATGATGAAGGTAAGGGGCGGGCCTACAAAAATCGTTGGGATGCCAACGAAACTAGAAAATCCCTGTGGCGCAGAGTTAGTCGTGAGGATGCCATAGAAATTATTACTTCTAAGTTGCCCCAACGTGTACTGGCTGAAACCTACGGGGTATCACGCCAGTCCATCTCACTGATCCAGACGGGCTCCATGTACAAGGAGATTTACCAGGAGCTGTATCCGCCGCGCACAGGTCCAATTCCGTATTGCACTGACTGTTCCAGCTGGACCAGAGAGCAGTGTGGCTTTGGTTTCCCAGACGCTGGCAGGGACTTTGCAACGGATTGTTGCGTTTTTACGCCCAGAGCCCTTGCAGATGTAGTACAGTAGTCGAGTTCGCCACACCACAGGCCACACCATGATCAATGATTTTGCCCAAGCCTCTGCCTTGATTGCGGAGTTTCAGCGCAAGCTGGAGGTGATCGTCAAGCGTGACGCCAGCCGTCACCTGATGGATGCCCACATGCCAGTCAGTCTTTTGATGCTGCTTGAGGATGAAATGCTTCCGCTGCTCCAAGCGGCCATCGACGACATTGAATACGACCCCACGCCCCAGTACGCGGAAGAGCCTGGTATCACCATGGCTGAGATGCACAGTGGTGCATGGACCCAACACCAAGCAATGCACTCCTGATCCATGAATTACTTAATGGGTATCGAGCATGTTGCCTCGATGCAGAATGCAACCACCATTGCATTTGACTGTGAAACAACCGGCCTCCAACCCACACCTGGGGGCCTACGGCTGCTGCAGTTTGCGGCACTTGATCGGACACCAGTGATCGTTGATTGCTGGGATTTAGACGACGATGGTTGGAATGTGTTGCTGGATCTGTTCAACCAACAGCGGTTTTGGCTGGCGCACAATGCTGCGTTCGATATTGGCTGGCTCCAGGTGCATGGTATCTACCCAGCTGGTACCATTCGCTGTACCATGCTGGCCAGTCGCATCCTGACCAATGGGATGCCCAACCTCAAACATGGCCTGGCCCACGTGGTCAAGCGTTACTTGAAGCTGGACGTTTCTAAGGAGCAGCAGAAAAGCAACTGGTCTGGGGATCTGACCCAGGAGCAGCTGGAGTACGCCGCCTACGATGCTGATCTTTTGATTCAGTTGGATGGCCCCATCAACCAGCGGATGGCTGAGGGTAATTTGCACAGGGCCTGGGATTTGGAGTGCCGGGCGCTACGCTCAATGGCCTTATTAAACCGAACGGGCCTTCCCTTTAATAAGCAGTTGCTCGACAAACTTATTGATGATCTTGATGATGATCACTTTGAGGCTGGAGAAGCTTTTATTGCTAACTTTGATGCGGCCCTACCTGACACCGACAAGTTACCAAGGGATCCTGAGCACAACACTATCCTTTACAAAAAGGAGGATGCCGAACGTCTTGGTACTAAGGAGTTTTTTAACTTAAATAGCCCTGTGCAGTTGTTGAAAAAGTTTACGGCTTTGCTGGGTGAGCCACCGATTGATCAGAAGTCTGGTAGGCCCAGCTCCAGTAAATTGGCGCTTCAGGAGTACATCGGAAATCATCCGGTTATTGCGGAGTACCTGAAGTGGAAGCGGCTTGAAAAGCGGCGTCAGATGGCTGAGACTTTGTTTAAAAACATTACAGATGATGGTTTTATCAAGGCCAGTTACATGCAGCTCGGGGCTGACACTGGGCGCATGTCTTGCATGAGCCCCAACCTTCAGCAAATACCAAGAGACGTAAGGTTTCGGGCCTGCGTTCAGGCTCCAGAGGGATTCAAACTGGTGGTTGCGGACTATGCGCAGATGGAGTTGAGGCTGGCTGCAGCTGAGGCTAATGATGCGCTGATGATCCAGGCGTTCCAGGACGGGACCGACTTACACACTCTTACTGCGATGCAGATCTATGGCGTTGATGAAGCCGATGTCACCAAGGACCAGCGACAGATTGCTAAGTCGGCAAACTTTGGTTTGCTGTATGGGTCGGGAGCTAAAGGATTGCGGAATTACGCTGCCGCGATGGGAATCCAAATGGATTTGGCTGAGGCTGCAGAGATCCGGGAAAAGTTCCACGCTGCTTACAAGGGGATCAGCAAGTGGCAGCGCGAAAATGCTCGGGCTGCTGATGCGTCTTCGGGCCTGGCACCCATCTACATTCGCCGCTCCGGGATGCGGAGGTTTCTACCTGGCGAACACAACAAACTCACCACGCGCTGCAACACGCCGATTCAAGGTGCTGGCGCAGCTGTTCTCAAGCGGACCCTCGGCAAGCTGTGGGAGCCGCTCCACGCAGACGGCGAGGACATCGTGCGGCTAGCTGGCGTGGTGCATGACGAGGTAATCCTGCTGGTGCGGGAGGATCATGCTGAGTCATGGGCCGAGCAACTGGCCGCCATCATGCAGGATGCTGAGGCAGAGTGGCTTGATGCTGTTCCACCCCTGGCAGAGGCCAAGATCGGAGACTCATGGAACCAAGCGAAATGACGTATTACCAGGTATTACTGCGTCCCAAGCAGGGCGCCATCCATACCTACACCGTTGTGGCGGAGGATGCGTTCAAGGCTAGACAGCTGGCCTTGGCACGTTTTCCACAGGACACCATCATCAAAATCATGCCAGTCTCAAGTCAAGACTTGTGAGTCCAGCCCGCACGGGAAGGCAAATTATCCTCGACTGGCTGTACGAGGAGATTCGGCAGGCTAAGACTGCGGATCTCCAACGTATGGCCGGTTTTTTGGCGTGGGCTAGGGAAATTAGGAAGGGGTGTGCCAAGACTCGCAGTACCAGCCGGAAGGCACAGTTTGGGGCGTGGCGGAAAAAGGTCGATCAGGACGTCAGGTGGGGCGGCTAGTGTGGTACATTGTGATACTATGTAGCAGACTAGATAGCAGGTTATGCCGCTTAAGCACGGACAGAAATTTTATTGCCAGCTGCTGTTGGATAGGAATCGTTACGAGCTGGTGGAGCAGCTGGCTGTGCGAGAAGGCAAGCGGGTGACGGCATTTTTACGGGATATGGTCTACGCCTCACTGGAAAAGGCTGTTCCAGGATCGGAGTACAGGGCAGCGGAGGCGGCGGATCATGCAGCATGGGCGGATTCAGTGAAAAGGCGGGTGCAAGGAAGGATGCGTCCCAAGCAGCCCGAAACTGAGAGCTGATCTGCTAAACTACTACAGTACACACGATTTTATTGGACCCATGACCAGGTACATCATTGTTTGTGATGACAAGTACGTTGCTGCGTGCCAGTCGAATACGCGAATTATTAGCCTGACTTATTCCAAGGATGATGCGGGGTCGTGGCTTACCTACGAAAGAGCGGTTGAAGCGGCGCGAGCTGTTGCTGACTGGAATGGTGCTCCTGTTGCTATCCATGCTGTTGAAGAACCCAATTACCCCAAAAGTTGGACGTCCACTGGCCGTACAGGAAAGTGACAAAACTTAACATTCCCAAGGACGAGTACTTTGAGCTGCTGGTATGGTTGCCGGGTAGGGGACCAATGCGGGATATTTTTAAGGGCACCACGGTGCTAGAGGCTATGCGGGTAGCTAAATTGCGCCATGCGGGCTGTCGGGTGGATATTCCACCCTTAGTTGTCAGACGCTCCACCCTTGTGCGGTCTGAAAACTATGGCCGTCCCACACCAACACGTCGTCGTACTCAACGCAATGCCTGAACTAGAGCCTTGGCAAAAAGTGGTGATCGAAGATGATCGCCAGGAATACTTGGAGTGGTTGTACAAGTTAGACGGGCGAACAAACAAAACTCACCCGATGTGCGGTCTCTATACCGGACTTGCCCAACAGTACAAAGATATATTTGCGGTCTACTAGGCAGAGTCGCGGTCTAGACCGTTGTTGTCAGCCAGGTTGTTTGCAGCTTCGCGGATAGCCCAGGCTGACTTGGCACGTTCCATGTGATGGAGCGTATTCAATAGAAGCGCTGCTTCGAGGAGGCCGTTCCAGTCCTTTTCCTCGTAGCGCTTTTTCAACATGTCGGCTGTACTGCGTTCACTTAGCTTAGCTTCAAGGCTTTGTTCGATGAGATTCATACAGGTCTGACGCGAAGGAACCAGCCAGACTCTGGCCCGTCAACAAGCCAACGGGGTAGCCAGTTCTTACGAGAATACGCGACTCCAGCTCCACCTTTGTTACTGGTGTAACCACCTGCGGAAAGGTTGGCCTCCCCGTTCGGATCGTTCAGTACGAAGTGGGTTGGAGTGTATCCGATCACTACGCTCCAGTGGCCCCCACCACTTGGATGGGCAACTGTGCCTCTATGGAGCCAACCAACGGGGGTTGGGTAGCCCATGTTGATCTCGCCCTCAAGATCAGCGGCGGTTCCAGCCATTATAAATGTGGCTTTTAGTCCTAGTTCTTTTAGGGCTGCGACCTGGGCGTGGACATCGGTAGTATCACCGTACTTTTTACGGATGAGGTTGTAACTGTCATCATTGCCAATCTTGCCCCAGTAGCGGGCTACCATCGCACAACTAGAACTGAAACATTCTCGGTAGCCAGTGCCAGATTTGTTGTCCAGTTGGTACTCATAGGCTACTTTCAGCAGATGTTCTTTGCTATCAGGTGGATGGTGTTGATCCATTAGTTGGATGAGAAGGCTGGCATAATTAGGGTCAGTGGCGTAACCATCTTTTTGTAGTTGTTGGGCGGCTTCACCTCGGGTCTGGGCATTGTTGCAGCCTTTCCAAGTTTTGTAATCCTTGTACCAGCGTGTTACCAGATAGCAGACAGCAGTCTGGATGTCGGGAAAATCCAGAAAGCTGTCGCGGATTGTGATCCAGTTACCGTTGACGAATTCCTGCGTGGTGCTGGTTGTTCCATCGCCCTTAAGGCCAAAGAAGTTGTTGCGGCCTGATACGATCTTGCCGCCGGAGGATTCCAGAGTCCATTGGGCTGCTACCAGTTCGGGGAATTTTGCGCCTGCAATACGAGCAGCAGTTACGATGCCGTTCCAGTCGTTGCGGATTTCGATTTGCTTTTTGGACTGACTCCAAGTTTTGAACCAGGCTTGATCGCGGCCCAGGATGTGAGGGTTTGCTTTAGTGATGGCCTCCTCCAGTTCGGAGATAGCAGCCATTTGATAAGGAAGGCTGCGGTAAAACCGGACTAGATCCAGCAGCCTAATTGCGTTCGGATTACTCACGGGACCAGGGTGCGTGGATGGACATGGGGCCTCCCAAATCTAAGGAGGCTCCAGTTTGTTGTTCGTGATCTACGGGTTCGTTAACGACAACGGAATTTGGTGTTAATGGCTGAGCCGCAAGCCACTCCTTCTCAGCCAAGGTGATCTTGGCCGGAAGGAGGGCTTCAAATTGCTCCTGTCGTATGGCACGACGGATTGCAGCTTCTCCTATTTCACTCAGCGCTTTTTTGGGCGCAAAAGTTCAAGGATTTGCAGTACCAGCTGGATGATGCTGTTTGCTTTCAGTTTGGGGTTCATGCCGATCAGCTCGGAGACTGCGGCAACGACGATCCAGAAAGCGGCGTTATGGAAGATGTCCATGGGTGTAGAGCCAACTTGTGTAAGTCTACAACTGGTATTGGGCTTGTCCAGCGGCAGCATGTTTTTTGGGCTACCGTTTGGGCAGCTACGACCTCGCGTGGACTACATCGACGAGGAACTTGGCTTTGTAAGTAAACGCCAGGCTAAGGCTAGGTTTCGAGATCAAATATTGAAGGGATGGGACTATAAATGCGCATACTGTCGAGAGCATCTAGGTAAGTCTGGAACACTTGATCACGTGCGTCCAAAATCCAAAGGCGGAGAAACTTCAACATCTAACTTGGTTGCAGCTTGTTTTAATTGTAATGTTCGGAAAAGTTCCAACGACTGGAAGGAATGGTTTCGGATGCAGCATTTTTGGGAGCCTCATCTAGAGGATGCCCTTAATTTTTGGATTAGTCAGTAGGTTTGCTCCAGCCCATACCTTCTGCGTACATGTAGGCCATGTAGGCATCTTCGCAATACCGGCAAATACCTTTGTGGCACACGCGATAGTATGTGTCGCCTCGTTCGTTTTCAAGTTGTTCCAGGGAGAATCCTTGCCCTAGGTCAAGTGCTTGGACAATAAGACGTTCGGTCATCGGTAACGGGACATCTCTAGTTTGATAATACGCACGTCATGATCCATAACCTTGTCTTCAACGTCACCAATCTTTTTTTGGATGATCTGCTGGTTGCTGAGCACGTCATCCAGCTTGGTTGGGACGGTGTAGCAGAGGTAGAAAATACCAGCACCCGCGCTACCAACTGCTAAAACAACAATGCCAGCCAAAGCCTCTTGACGAACGCCGCGCCAAAACCCTGGTTGTGATTCAGGGGTTGACACGGCAGGCTATTAGGTGTCCTTATTTTAGCAAGGTTCTATGCCCAGGGTCCGACGGAGGTGTTGGCACCAGCGGCGCCGATGGGCCAGATGGCTATGTAAGAGCCTGCCAGGGTAGTGTACGCACCGCCAGGCGCTGCGCTCAACGTGTACTGAGGAATAAACGTTCCGCTTGCATTTATACTTACTGTGCCGGATATTTTTGCAACAAATGTTTCCGCTGCTGATGTAATACTACCTGATAAAACAAAGGCTGAGGCAAGGGTAGAAAATGAATGCAAAGGATTAAATTGTGACATTGCTGACGCGGTTAAAGCCGCATCGGAGCGGGTCCAGATAATCCCATAAGCAATGTTGTTGATAGTGGCAGTGCCGCCAAAACCAATGCTAATTGTATGAGAAGTAGTGCCTGCTGTTTTCTGGAGAATAAAAAACGACTCTATTGCGTAAATAGTGCTTGCCGACAATGTTACGCCTACACCGAACACTGACTGGGCCGTGTTAACGTTGCTGCCGGCCAAATTACTGTTTAACCTGTAGTATTGCATCGAAGGCATTACTCCCCGCGCTGCTGGTGTCGAGTAGATCACTTTGCCGTCATATTCCATTGCACCAGCAGTTGCGCTGGTCAGGTTGGTACCTGATTGAAATGTCAGCGGTGATAGTGATGTTGTGCCTGCTGCAACAGTCAGGTTGCTGGTTAACGTGCCACCTGTAAATCCACCAGCCGGACTCCACGTTGGGATTGCACCAGTGCCCGCAGAAGTCAGTATTTGTCCACTTGTTCCAGCAGCTCCATTA